TTGCCTGGCTGGGTAATGATAATCCGATGCCACCGCAGACACTCTCTGCAGTGGATTTGGACAACACCTTCAGTTACTAGAACTTCACCGTAGATTCGGCTCTGCTTGTGAATCCTGATATGGACATACAGCTTGGTGTTCTCGTCAACCCCGTACACAGCAAGAAGAGGCTTCCGAGCACAGAAGCATCTCAGTTCATGCTGAGTCCTTCTCAAGGAAGCGCGCCGATCTCAACCGTCAGCACCTTCTCGAACATATCCATGAAACTGTCTGGTCCACTGATCTCGTCAGGACCAAGAGCACAAACGTCCTGGACCCAGCGATCCATCCTCTCGTACATTCTGTTAACATACGAGACAGCGTTTGGAGTGCCTTCGGCTTCAAGCGCCTTCTCGAGCTTACGCTTGTATCCCATGTTCACCTTAAGTTCAGGACCGAACTTCCCGTCACGGAAAGCGTTTTCGATCTGAGGCTGGACACGGCCGATGATGTCAGTAGCAGTGCGAATTGCAAGGTTCGTCGGAGGCGCGTTGTCAGTAGGCGGTGCATCGGCAGTAGGATTGTCCGCAAGCTGCTTAACCTGAGTCAGTGTCAACCCTGCCAGCTCGCCGAGCTGCTGAAGGTCTGGCTTCGCCTTGTCGTTCTTAATTAGCTCGACAATGACTGCCTGGAGCATGTCCATGTTGTTGTCTCCAAGCTTCTTGAAGACAATCTTTGGCGACGGCGCCTTTGGACTGAAGTTGTAGTCCGTCATCTTGCGAAGAATGTACTTGTCGATGTACTGCTTGCGGTCGCCACAGATAGCGTTAAGCATCCAGAGCCAGATCTGCATGTGACCCACGCCGAGGTTGTACGAGCCAACGTCAGCGGTACGCATAAGCAGAATCGGAGTGAAGATACCGAGACTAACCTCTTCATCCAGACGGGTGAGATACCGCTCGAAGTCCGCACCACGCATCTGCGACTCGAGGTACTCGATCGTGTAGTCAAACTCGCTCGCAGTACCAGCACCAGTCGGAGTACGGTCATTCGGAAGAACGACAACTCCACGGTTACGAAGCTGAGAAAGAATCTCCAGCATCTTGACGTTACCGTATGATGGCTCACCATCAGTAGGAGTACCGGGGAACTCCTCGTCGTAAGGCGCACGGCCTACTGGAGTGGGCTCGCCGAAGCGCTCATAGTACCTGTTGGCGAAGAGGTGGACGAGAACGGAGAAGAACCAGGAAGTGAAAGCGGGACGCAGCAACTTACGCCCGGAGTAATCACCGTTCTCCATGAGGAGGGGATACCAGAAGCTGTTTTCGACTGGAATGGGCCAGGAGTAACCACGACGGATTCTTCCTTCATCATCGTAGGTGAGAGGTCCAGGGCTCTGATGGATACCGTCAAACACCTTGAACTTAGGTGGCGAGAAACCGGGAGGCGCATAGCCGTCTACCAGCTTCCAGTGAACCCTGCACTCTTCCGGGTACAAGTCCTTGATCTTGTCAAGGCGCACCTCGCGAAGCTCGGTGTCGTTCTCCCAATTCAGCGCGTTGGGCGAGAACCCAGCCCAATTAGCCGTGCCCAGCGACCTGTTAAGCGGTGTCCAGATCTCGCGAAGTTGACGTTCACAAAGATCGGCAATCTTCTTGTCTTCACACTCGACATGGAAGTCGACCTGGTGAAGCATGAAGGTCAGAACCGACAGAGATGCGTTAACCTGGTAGTGGTCACGCATCGCTCGGAAGTCAGGGAGAGTCAACTTGCTGAGGTCGAACTGAACTACACCGCCTCCTGGGAGTCGAGCGAAGTCAGCATCGCTTCCAGCCCACTGACCGAATGCTTCTCCAGTCTTAGGCGGGGGAGCTTTCTTGTTCGTGAAGTCACTAGCCTTGATCGGCCTACCGTTCGGCCCAAGAAGCTGTGGCACCGCTTGCCCTTCGTTAAGGTTGGAGACGCTTCGGAACCGAAAGACCAAACGCCCCTGCCATACCGCTAGACGGAGGAATAGGAGCCTGAAGTCCTAGTCCTGCTAGAGAGGGGAGTTTACTTACGGTAGAATAATCTCCATCTGTTCCGGTGGCTTGGTTTTCATCTCGGCGTTCTCGTGCCGCATCTAGGGAGGTTACACCCTTCCTATATGTCCTGTCACCCATGAGCGTGACCGTTACGCCAGCAACGGCATCCGCTACGTCTTTACTGCCGTCAGTAGGGTGATCCACCTTACGACCGTCATGGGTTAGGCCGAGGAGTTCCTGAATCAGAATCTCCACTCGCTCTGTATCACCCTTGTTGTAGTACGTCATATAAGGTGGAAACTCGATGCGATCCTCATAAAGAGCATCACGAAGATCCTCGTATGCCAGCGTAGACTTATCTACACTGACCATCTCTACAAGGTACTTCTTCTTCTGAAGTTGCTGGCGCGTGTCAGTAGACTGGAATCCATCCATCGTGACCTGTCGGATTCGGAACTTGCGCTCTTCTTTCAGGTCATAGATGACACGTCTAACATCTCCTAGGAAGATCTCTGTACCAGGCATTGCCTTCCATCGAACGAGACAATCGATACTGATGTATGGCTTGAGTTCGTCATCCCGCTCGACAAGTTTGCTGATGTGTCCCATAGCGAACCCCAAGGCATCACCCTCGGCTGAGTAGGCGAGGTCCAGGTGGACCACTCGCTTCCTTGGGTCGTTATCAGCGCGAAACCACTTCTCGAACTCAGGGCGTGACGGATTGTCTTTGACCGGCGAGACATTCCCATGAGTTTCGATCCAGCGATCTCTCGCGGCGTCGATCTTTGACACGAGGGAGATGAAGGGATCTTCCGTGGAGGGCGGGATTCCGGCAAGGTCACGGAGGGCCTTCTCGGGATTGTTCCTAAAGCTCGGAAGGTATACGTTGGGAATCTCGATAAGGTTTTCGTTCTTGACAAGGCCAGCAACTCCCGTCGGAATGATCTCCTTGCGCCGCGTGTCATACCAGAACGAGTTGCGAGTTCCATCAGGGTTGAGGAACTTCTGCCACCCGAGAGATTCCCAGATCGTCATACGAACAGTATGCGCCTGTGGGTCCTTCTTAAGTTCCTTGTACTTCTTCGCGGCAAAGCCATTCATCTTCTTCATCTGACCGATGACGATGATCAGACCCTGATCCTCGAAACGAGACTCGATACGAGAGTTGATCGTATCGTATCCCTGCTCGCCGTAGTCCTTCTCCTTGGTACGCTTGTGGCTATCTGCCTCGTCTACAATGCCACCGAGAATGTTGTAACCTTCGAAGGTAGTCTCAGCCGAGTCACCCGGAAGAACCCACAGGTCACCAGGGAATCTGATCTGATTCTTGAACTTCTCGTCATACGGGAGGTTATTGATGAACCAAGGCGAGTGCTTTACTCGTGCAAAGATGTCCCCGAACACAACCTCTTTAGCTTGGTCCTCACTAGTGCTCATCTGCATGAAAGCGATGCGGGAGCCGGGCAGCAGGTTGTACCATCCTTGGGGGTCTTGGAGGCAAGCGACCCAATGCACCATATACGGAATAGCAATCGAGCTGAAGGTTGTCTTGCCAATTCCGATCGCGCCAGTCAGCATAGCCCGCTGAACGGCAGCGATCTTCTTCGGATTTACTTCCTCACCGAAGATTGCTACAAGAGCTTCCTTCAAACCTGGACGAACTCGATCTTCGATCTCGAGGTAGCCATCACCAAGAAACTCAGTAATCGACGCGGGTCGCTCACGAAACTGAGGGTTGTCAAGAAGGAACTGCGTTTCTCGAGCAATCGCAGCGGGGTCGAACACTACGAGGCCTTCTCGTTATCCACTCGGATGACCTCGCCCTCAATTGCCTGACGACGAGCATCGGGGCGAGACATCGCCTCTATCGTAGTCTGAACAAGGGCGGGAGTGATCTGATCTCTCGGGATACCACGAGCTTCAAGCTCTCGAATGACCCCACCGACAAATACCCTCGGGTCACCAGAACCAACCTGAGCCTGTCCTCCAGCTCCCACATAGACACCTACCTTCGGACCACCTCGAAGCGAGGGGTCCACCAGCTTAGCAAGTGTAACGCCCCGGTCGAACAGTCCATTAAGAATCTTGGTGACCTCGGGGTCTAACTCCCCGAACGTCTCTTCGTCTCTCATGCCCTGCTCAAGGCGCCGGGTCTGGGTCGCCATGATCGTACTGAGTCCTTCAAGGATCATATCGCTGTCGCGGGTCTTGAAGAATACTGCCAGCGGTGCTGGTTCTGCTCCAGGCACGGAACACACCGCCCCTTCCCGATAGTACTTACAGTCCAGTTGTAGGCTACAGGTGTTACAAAGCATTTGGTCGCCTGCTTGAATCTTGCCCTTACTCTTATAAGACTCGGCAGTCGCGGGCAGATACTCCTTGTCAGGAGTGTCGATCTCCAAAGCCGGCTGTGATCCGCTGGTCTTGAACTTGTTCAGCTCAAGGTAATTCTTACCAGCCCATACAGCAGACTTAATATTAAACATGCAGCGATTCCGAGGTATAGCGAGATCAACAGGC